GTGCATGGCGCGTCAATAGACGAGCTACACGCCCACAAAACGCGAGCGGTGTACGATGTCATCGACACCGCCACGGGAGCGCGAGCGCAGCCCCTGATTAGTATGATCACCACGGCTGGCAGCGACCGCGCCGGTATATGCTACGAGCAGCGCGACTACAGCATTAAAATTTTGACAGGCGTAGTTATTGACGAGACGTGGTTTGCTGCGATCTACACGCTCGACGATGGAGACGATTGGCGCGACTCCAAAAATTGGCGAAAATCAAATCCCAATCTCGGCGTTAGTGTCAAAATTGATGATATGGAGGCGGCCTGCCGAAAAGCGCTGGCCATGCCGTCGGCGCAGGCCAATTTTTTGACTAAACGCCTGAATGTTTGGATCACATCCGACAGCGCGTGGATGGATATGGTCGCGTGGGGTAAATGCGCGGATCCGACCCTTGACATTGAGCGCGTGAGTCACCTGCCGTGCTTTATTGGCTTGGATTTGGCAAGCAAGGTTGACGTCGCGGCCAAAATACTATGGTTTGTTGATGCGGACGCTGACCATCATTATTTGATCCCCGTTTTTTACCTGCCTGAACGAGCGGTCGAGCAAGGCAAAAACTCACAATATGATGGCTGGAGACGCGGCGGCCATCTACAGGTCACGGACGGCGAGGTGACTGACTACGACGTCATTGAGGACGATCTGCGCGCAGATATGGCCGCGCTGATGGTGCGCGAGATACCTTTTGACCCTTGGCAGGCCACGCATCTGGCAGGCCACATGCTCTCAGAGGGAGCGCCAATGGTCGAGTACAGGCAGGTAGTACAAAATATGAGCGAGCCCATGAAACAGCTTGAGGCGCTTGTATTGGCCGGCCGCCTAACGCATAACTCAAACCCGATGATGGCGTGGATGATGAGCAACGTGGTTTGTCACGTCGACGCCAAATCTAATATCTACCCCCGAAAGGAGCGCGAGGAGAACAAAATCGACGGCGCGGTAGCTGCGATCATGGCGCTTGGTCGTGTAATAGCTCAAAAACCTGCAAAAAAACCCAATGACGGGACTGTTTTTATGGTATAAACTGAGCGCATGGGAATACTCTCAAACATTTTTTTGCGCGGCGCAATCTTGGCTGGCTACAGTCCAAGAGACCCCGCTATCGCTGCGATTTTTGGGCGCGGGAATATGTCCACGGCGGGCACAAACGTCACGCCTGAGACGGCCATGCAACACACGGCGGTATGGGCGTGCGTCAGAGTGCTCGCTGAGACGGTGGCGTCTCTGCCGCTGATAATGTACCAGCGCACCGACAAAGGCCGACGGCGAGCGATTGAGCATCCGCTCTATGCGATTTTGCAATCGCGCCCAAACAACTGGCAGTCGTCGTTTGAGTGGCGCGAGCAGTGTATGGCGCACATCGCGCTGCGCGGCGCGGCCTACTCGCGCATACAGCTACAACGCGGCAAACGCACACTCACCGCGCTCAATCCTGATCGAGTCAAACCGCACCTGCACGACGACGGCACGTTGTCTTATGAGGTGCAACAAAAAAATGGGGGCACACTCACGCTATTACAGGAAGAGGTGCTGCGCGTCCCATTTTTGCTGATCGACGGGGTGCGCCCCGTGACGCCGATTGAGGCGACCCGCGACGCGCTAGGTACGGCGATTGCTACTAATGATTTTGTGGCGAGATACTACAAAAACGACACTAAACCACCTCTATGGATTGAGGCACCGCCCGCCGGATTCCAGAATGAGGAGGCGAAACGGAAATTCGCCGCCGGCTGGCGCGAGGCGCAGGGCGGCGAGAATCGTGGATCGACGCCCGTACTAGACAACGGTTTCAAAATCCACGAATTAAGCGTGAACGCCTCAGACGCTCAGTTGCTCGAATCACGCGCCGCCAGTGTGATTGACATCGCTCGCATCTACAGGATGCCTCCGCACATGATCGGCGCGTTGGAACGTGCGACCAACAACAATGTTGAGCAACAGGCTATTGATTTTGTTGTGCATACGATGCGTCCGTGGTTTGTGCGTTGGGAGCAGGCACTGGCCCGCGATTTACTCACAGAATCCGAGCGCGGCGAGTATTATTTTGAGTTTTTAGTCGACGGCCTGCTACGCGGAGACAGCGCGGCGCGGGGCGAATTTTACACAAAACAGTTTAACATCGGCGCGATGAATCAGGACGAGATTAGGGCGGCAGAAAATCGCGACCCGCTGCCTAATGGCGAGGGTCAAAAATTTTATGTGCCCCTCAATATGATTGCAACTAATGGGGACACACCTCAAAATAAACGCGACCAACAGGGCGCGGCAGGAGAAAACGATGGCAGAAATTGAAAAACGAATGTTTGACGCCGAGGCACTCACGGTGCATCGGCGCGACGACGGCAAATCGCCAATGATGCGCGGCCATGCCGCCGTGTTTAATGAGCTGTCGGGCGATTTGGGCGGGTTTCGCGAGCAAATCATCCCCGGCGCGTTTGCCGAGGCGATTGAGACGGATGACGTTCGCGCCCTCATCAATCACGACTCTAATTTTGTGCTAGGACGCAACCGCGCCGGGACGCTCGCGCTGCGCGAGGACGTGCGAGGGCTGGCGGTAGAGATTACGCCGCCGGATACCGCGTTTGCGCGTGACCTAATCGTCTCGATGGAGCGCGGCGACGTGACGCAGATGTCATTTGCGTTTCGCATCCGCCCCAACGGCGAGGATTGGGCAAAAAATGACGACGGCGTGTGGGTGCGCAGCGTCAAGCGCGTGAGGCTCTACGACGTCTCGGTAGTGACGTACCCGGCATACACGCAAACAGATGTCGCTATGCGCTCTTTAGACGCGTTTGTGCGTACTCTCACACCATCAACCGACTACGTTGTGACGATGCAGGCGCGTGCGCGGCAGATTGCAATTGCGGAGGCTTTGTAAAATGGTTTTGGCAATCCGAGCGGCGGCAGGCGCGCGGATGCCTTACAGGTGTCCAGCCTGCCAATTTTATTTTTAACGGAGATCAATATGAGTAAAAAAATTATCGAATTGCAGGAAAAACGCCTAAAAGCTGTGCATGATGCGCGGGCTTTGAACGATTCCGTCGCTGCGGAAAAACGCGATATGACGGGCGAGGAGCAAACGCGATTTAATGCGTTTATGGCCGATCAGGAAAAACTGGGACAGGCCATTAAAGACGAGCAGCGCCTGCTCGACGCCGAGCGTGAGACCGCAGCAGGCGAGCAGCGCGGCGGCAAAACGACGACCAAAGCGGACGACGGCGCGCCTACTGACAAACGCGCCTCCGCAGAGTACGCCGAGGCGTTCGGCGCGTTTCTGCGTGCTGAAAATCAGGCGCATCAACGCGCCCTGCAAGCCGATTTGGACACCGATGGCGGCTACGTTGTCTCGCCTAGGCAGTTTGTGACCGCGCTCATCAAATCTATTGATGATCAGTCATTCGTTCGCCAAAACGCCACCGTCCTGCCGCTCAACAACGCGGCCAGCCTCGGCGTACCATCGTTGGACGCCGATCCAGCGGATGCGGACTGGACATCGGAATTAGGGACAGGCAACGAGGACAGCGCGATGAAGTTTGGCGCGCGCGAGTTTAAGCCCTTGCCGCTGGCGAAGCGCATTAAAATTAGCAAAAAATTGCTACGCTCTAGCGCCATCCCAATCGAGCAGCTCGTGCAGGAGCGTCTCGCGTATAAATTTGCCGTGACGCAAGAAAAGGCCTTTATGCTTGGTAACGGCGCAGGCCAGCCATTAGGATTGTTCGCCGCCTCGACAAATGGCATCACAACGGCGCGTGACGTGGCCACCGGGAATACCACCAGCGCGGTCACGATGGACGGTCTGATTAACGCCAAATACTCGCTCAAATCCGGGTACCTAGCAAATGCCAAATGGCTGTTCCACCGCGACGGCGTGCGCGAGGTCGCAAAGCTCAAAGACAACGACGGCAGCTATCTCTGGCAGCCATCTAAAACCGAGGGCGAGCCCGACATGCTGCTTGGCCAGCCAATCATTATGTCGGAGTATGTGCCGAACACGTTCACAACTGGCCAGTACGTCGGCATCATTGGCGATTTGAGCTACTACTGGATTGCTGACGCCCTCGACATGCAAATCCAGGCGTTGTTTGAGCTATATGCCGAGGCAAATCAGGTCGGCTACATCGCTCGCATGGAAACCGACGGCATGCCAGTATTGGCCGAGGCGTTTGCGCGAGTGAAATTGGCCTAACATCAAGCGGGCGGCGATTAAAATTGCCGCTCACGTCATTACAATTTTTTAGGAGATTAAAAATGAATTTATCCCCAAACGTGAGAGTCACGCGAGTTATCACAGCTCAGGCCGCTGGCACCTCTGCTGTCAATGGTACCGTGCTAGACATGCAGGGCTACGACGGCGTGGTTTTTGTCGCATCTTTTGGCGCGTTGACCGCGACGCAGGTCACTAGCCTCAAAGCTCAGGACGGCGCGACTGCCAATTTGTCGGACGCCGCAGATTTGGCCGGGTCGCTCACTGGCCCATTGGCGGACGCCGACGGCAACCGCTCTTTGGTGCTGGAGATTTGCAAACCGACTAAACGGTACATTCGCCCGGTCATCAATCGCGCGACGGCAAATGCTGTGGTTGATGGCGTTGTGGCGATCCAGTACGCGTCTAGCAAATCACCAACGACCAACGACGCCACAGTAGCAGCCGCCAAACTGCGCGTGTCACCAGCTAACGGTACGGCCTAATCAGCCGTTTGGGTGCCGGGGCAACCCGGCACCATTTTCTGAGGGTTGAAAAATGATAAAACTTACAAAAATTTTGGCAGGCCCGGGCGGCTGCTACGATATTGGCAACCGCGTTGACCTGCCCCCGCACGTTGAGGCTGAGATTGTGGCCGCAGGCGCTGCGGAGTACGTCGCATCACCGCAGACGGCCACCGCACCTGACGTTGTAGAGATTGCCGTTGCGCCTGACGCCGCGGCAGCGCAGGCTGCGGTACAAAAATCGCCCGTAGAAACGCGGCAAGGCCCCGCCAAGGCAAAAAAATAGAGCACTAGGGGGAACGTATGGCGCTGAGGTTAAAAACGGCTGCAATCGCTACACCCGTCACAGATGCGGCGCTTAAGTCTCACGCCCGCATCACCGACGGCAGCGAGGACGCCGATGTCGCCGCGCTCAATCTGGCCGCCACCCGCGCCGCTGAGGTCGCGACACAACGCGCCCTAATGCCACAGACGTGGGTTTTGACCCTAGACCAATTTCCGCGTGGCGGCGTCATTGATGTGCCCGTGCCCCCGCTGATATCGGTGACGAGCCTCAAATATCTCGACGTCGATGGCGTGCTCACTACTCTGTCATCGGCTGATTACGTTGTTGACAACCAGACCGAGCCGGGACGAATCGTGCCGGCCTACGAAAAAACATGGCCAGCCATACAGTTAATGCCTAATGCCGTGACGATTGAGTTTGTCGCTGGCTACGCCAACGCGGCAGCGGTACCAGACCCTATCAAACACGCGATAAAAATGATTTTTGGTCATTATTGGATTCATCGCGAGGAGGCTGGCGAGCGTCAAATGTATGTCACGCCAGTAGGTGCCAAACACCTGCTCGACCCATACCGCGTCTACTCGTTTGGCAGGCTCGCATGAGCGCAGGCAGTCGCCCTCATCGCGTTGTTTTGCAGAGTCCAACGGGCGTCGCGGACAGCGTGGGCGAGCGCACTACCGT